AACCCATGAGCCATGAGCCTTCAGAAGGGACTGCTTGCCGTCCTTAATGGGCTGGCGGTCTTTGGGTGTGAGTCCTCCCCACATGCCCCATTTCTCGTTTAAACCGTCTTTTAGGCACTTCTCCCACAAGGGACAGCAACGACATATCTCCCTCGCTATGGAGTAGTACTGCTCTGGTGCATCCGCCTCCATGGGTGGGAACCAAAACTCGTTGTTCCTCTTGTGGCATAGAGCCTTTAGGCGCCATTCTTCTTCCATACAGTCTCCAATTAATAAATCAGTGTGTCTTTGACACACCTAGCAGATAAGGTGCAAACCATGACAACCAACACAAATACCCAGTCCCTATCCACCCTCGTTAACGAACGCATTCGTCTCAAGGCTGAACTTGACACGCTCACAGAGCGCCTCAAGGATCTTGATGCAGTGGTCATTAGCGAACTCAACCAAGCAGGTCTCACTAAGGCTGAGACAGAACTCGGCAAGGTCAACCTCATCCAGAGCAACACAGTTGTTTGGAACGAGGATGTCTTGAAGGAACTTCTCAAGCCTGCTCAGTGGAAGCGAATCATCGTTGAGAAGATTGACAAGTCTCGTTTGGACGCCGAACTCATGGTCGGTCGTATTGATGAGAGCCTTGTAGAAGTCGCTCGGTCGGTCAAACAATCTAAGCCCTTCTTGCGCTGACATCAGAAGTCGGGGTTAGCCTGACCGCAGTCACATGCCCAGCCGTTGAGGCAGTACTCGCATTGTGGCTCGGTCAGGTCATCCTGACGGACTACACAGTCCCATCCACAACCGTCATAGCCAGCAATGTCCATCCAGTGGTCTTCCTTCTCAGGAGTCCATGAGATGCGAGCGATCTTCAGAAGCATCATCATGACGGCAACATCATGTGCACGAAGATCAAGACCCTTGCGAGCCTTCATGGTTCGGTCAAGGTATGTCTGCCAAAACTCCGCTGTGGTGCTGAAGTCGTCTACTGGATCTCCGTAGTCGTTGTTGCGAGCGCCGTTAATAATTTCAACAGCATCCATCAGAATCTTTGAACGATAATTCTCAGACATCAGAACACCTGATCCATCAATGTGTAAGCGTTCTCCGCTGACCAGTATTGGTTGTACAACTTGATTGCATCGGCAAACTCTACGAGATTAGAAACACGGCGACCTGGGTGTCCAGCATTCCATGGCTGTGTGAATAAGAAAGCCTTGGTGTCGTATGCCTTGTAGTGGGCATACTGGTCGTAGTGATCATCAATGGCTGCAAACTCATCGCTTGCGATAGACGCTAAGACTGGGGCTTTGTCTCCTGTGAAGTGAAGACTGTCTGGGATGAGTCGGTATCGCTCAAGCCACTGGATGGTTTGGGCATGGGCTGACCATGATCTGTGGGTGATGACATGCAACCGCAGTCCTTGTTCCCGCATTGCTTGCCATCCAACCATGGTTTTAGGTATTGGTGAGCCTTCATTAAAAATCTCTCTTTCAACGGTGAGATGGTCAAGAAGTGTGTAGAAGGCTTCTGCTGAAAGACCCCACTCTTCAAAGAACTCCCAGTTCTTTGGCGCTGGAAGTTCTGTTCCGAAGTAATCAGAAAAATGCTTGGTGACAACACCAGCAAAGTCAAACAACACCCCGTCTACATCAATAGCAACATCTGTAATCACTTGCTGAGAGCCTTTACGATTTCATGAGCCTCATGACGACTGGAGCATGAACATATAAAGTCATAATCCAAAGAACCGAGATTTCGTGAACGAGCAACTACATACCCACCATCAGGCATCCTGACAATGCTGTAGTCAACCTCTACAGGCGCTGGGGATTCTTCTCTCTTGTTCTCGTAACCATTGGGGAACTTCTCAAGAGACTTCTGGTACTTCAAGTGTTCTTCTAGGCTGTTCTTCTGACGCTGTTCGTAATAGCCTTTTGACAATTTTTCATAATCCATGATGGTGTCCTTCCGATTTGCGTGGAAGTGTACAGGTGTGCTATTAGCCTTGTCAACCTTCTTCAGACATGTCAATGATGTCTGCGTACATGTTGTTGGTAGCAATCTCGTCATAGCCACCATTAGGCAACTGGCGTGCCTGCTCCCCTGCCTTGGCACCGAACAAGCGAGAAAGAACACCGCTGGTGCCCTTTGCTTCCATCGTAAAACTCACTGTGTCTCGTGTATCGGAGATGCTCTTTAACTTCTCAATCATGGTGAAGACACGATCCATCTCAACGGAGAGTGTGGTGTCAATACCTTGACCTTCTAGTTCTTCAGCGAACCTTGCGAACATCACACGACCCACTTGCATCTCTACCAAAGCACGCATTGCAGAGTTCAACTGATCCTTTGTGCGGATCTCAATGGGCAAAGAAAACGCACACTCACTATTTTCCTCAAATTGTGGACAACGACTTGCCAAGTAACAATGATTGCACTGCCTCAAAGGGTCTGCGTTGTACTTCAAAATAGACACTTGTTCAGGGTCTACTTCAATAGATTCCCCTTCATTATCAAGGGTTTGTGAGCCCATTGATGTGATGGTGTCAATGCCCATAACAGGGAGCAATGTTCTTTTGCCTTCGTGCCGCTTATTAGGTACCTGTGGAACAATGTTTGTACCCCTCGGTGCCACACTTTGGGGGTTTGGGGTATCCCCTGAAATCATTATGATTTGATTGTCATCAGTGAGTGTGAACTCTTCTTCGTCATCAACATTCATAAGGTCATAGCCCCCAAAGTTTTTAGTTTCCCATGCTCTCCACGATTGGATAGCAAGGTGTGCCACAGCGTTTACTTCATCTTCAAGGACGGCGTTGTAGTCCACACCAAGACGCTGGATGTCGTTGCGGTGTCTCTTGCGTGCGCTCTCTTTTTGTTGTGCGGGGTAGCGGTGCAGTGCGTGCCCATCCCACACCTGAGTCTCTCCGTAGCGCAGTGCGCTAGACCATGAGACGACTACAACGGACTCCCAGTTGATCTTCTCAATGACATCTGGTTTAGAGGTAAGACCAATTAATTGGGTTGACCATCGTGTAGCGATCTGACCAATTCGGTTGATGGTTTTGCCTGTGATGGCACGATCACTGACAGCCACACGACCATACTTCTGACACAGCCATTGGAGACGCTCTAAGTCATCAGGGTCATTCCAGATAGGTACATATTTTTCACCCATCCATGCGCCATCGTAATCGGGTCGTCCAATCACATAGGTCAAACTATCAATGTGCTCACGCACAAATGAATCATAGCGAGCCAAGTCTTCATCATTCTCTGAGACATACAGGATGATGTCGTTCCCCTGATACACCGTTGCAAGATCAAGCAGTTTCTTCTTAGGAACAGCGTAGTGGGTTAAGTTGATACCAAATCTGGTAACACCTGCGCTTAAGAGGATGGAGCGGTAAGAGCCCTTCTCGGCTCCACCAAAAAAGACTTTCAATCGGTTTCCTTGCTCAACACTTGTTTAATTATTGTGTACGCAGAGTTGAGATGCTCTTGCACAAGTTCACTTTGTTCTCGTGAAATCTCATTAGTCTCTGTTGCTTTTTTAAGCAATGACTTAGCAACGATTAAGGCAATACGAACCTGATTAGCAAAAGAGTTTTTAACAGCCACGGCACCTCAGTCCCGATAATGGTTTCGCCACACGGATGGTGCGTGCATGTCTTCAATTTGCTTTTTCTGCACATCGTCCTCGTAAAGGCGGATGATATGCATGCAGGGAGGCTCACCACTGGCTTCTTCTTCCATCCACTCTTCATCGGACATAGGAAGTCCATCATGGGTGTAGCACACGGCTGGACCACAGAAGCCCTTTTTAATGCCGTACTCCATCCACTCATCAAAATCAATGTCAAGGTTGTTCATGTCTGTCATGTCATCAATCCTTCCATGATCGTTCTGCTTTGGCAAGTGCTTGGGCGTCAAGTTCTTGAGAGAGTTCGTCCCATCCTCTGATGGTTCGTCCTTCAACCCATTCAGGTCTAGGGATACTTGGAATTGTGACGAGGAGGGATGCAATTCCTTCGTGAATGACTCTAGTAACGGTGGCTGGATCGCTGTCAACGAACCAGTCAATTCTTCCGTATCCTGCTTGGATACCACGAACACGCTCCAGTTTGGCATCGGGAGATATTTCATAAGTTAGGTCAATCGCTCCTGCCTTGTAGCCCTCTTTTTTGAGCCATTCCATTAGTATAGGTGTTTTATTGTCTTCAATTCCGTGTGCAAGCACACAGATGCGTCCTTCGTACTTTGAGAACATCATGTTCCAAAGTTGTCGTCCCTCACGGGTGGGCTGTCTTGCTCCTAGTTCATCACCTGGGTGTGCAAGAACATCAAAGCCAAAGACAATCACTTGCCGTAAAGACCCATCTCTTTGCGCTCTTGGTGAGCAACCCATGCACCTACTGGGCAATACATACAGATGTACTGACGATGTTCTGGCGGTACACCAGTCTTGCGTCCGATGGTCTTGGATTCATCACACCAGTCAGGGCAACCACCTTCTGGACGATTGTGCTGGTTAAAGCACTTGAGAGCCTGAACCTTTAGGTCGTCTCGTGTCTCACGGATGTAGACATCTTGTTCTGCTAATTCACCTTTGAGCGCCGTTTCAACATCCAGTTTGCTGGCTGTATCTGGGTCAACACGGTAGATAAGTGCACGGCAGTTGTCAGGATCTTGTACCTGACCATTGTGCCTATTACAAAGTTCAATTAGTTCTTGGTCGTACTCAGCAGGTCCGTCATAGGGACGCATCTTGTACATAACGCCGTGTGTCTTACAAATAAGAATACGGTCAAAACCTGTCTCTGCCATTTGGTACTCCTTAGATAGTTTCTAAGAAGCCTAGCACATGTTTATGTAGGTTAGACGATAGGTGAATTGTCTGCACGAACAGACTCATCATTGTGGATGATGTGTGCCATGTTTCGTGCATTGACAGGAGCATCTGGTCCGTGGAATGTACCGTAGTGAAGGTTGCGCTTGTAAACAGAAGACTTCTGACCGCTTACATGGTGGTCAATCTTGATGTCTTTACTTGGGTGACCATAGGACTCAAGCCAAGGGTACATGTTCGCCATTAGATACCCGAATCAGCCAGTGGGTGACGATCAATGATGCTGTACTGCTCACCTGTTGGGTAGGTAGCCGATACTTCGTGCATGCGCTTTGTTGCATGGGTGGGGTCAACCTCACCACCACGGTCTGGTGTGAGGGACTTGAACTTACCGTCAGTAGCGCCAAGACGCAGGTCACGGTTCATTGATCTAGAGTCATTAACTGCCATAGTGTTCCTTAGGTTAAATCGTTGTGCTTACTATTTTACCAGTTATCAAGGGACAGAATCTAGGGAGTTGTTCTAGATCCTCTGTAGGTTCTGTAGGCATCGTAGATTGCTCTACCACGCTGCATTGTTCGGCTACCCGAAGAACCAGTCGCTGGACCTTCCTCTTCGTCTTCTTTTTTTCTCTTTGACAATTGTTTTTCAGGGTATACCCAACGATGTGGCATGGTAGCCACTTCGCTAGGTGTACTGCCGTAGTCACGGGTGGCTCCAACACTTGGTGATTTCCATACCACGCTCTTGATGGCAGGGGTTTCGGGTTCTTTCCACTTTTTTGGTTGAAACCCTAGACTGGTAGGTGGTTGTATTCCTTGTTGATAACTAGGCATTAGATTGACAAACTTTGCATTGAGTAGCGTGAAGACCCAGAGAACTCATCTGCGATGAAACCATTACGGAACATCACAGGGGCTCCCGAAACCCACGAACGATATGTCGGAAAATTGCGATCAATAGTAAGTGCATCTGCTACGCCCATCTCTTGCTTAAGCATTCCTCTAGACTCTGGAAACAATTGTTGTGGCACCACAGGACGAATCGCCCGAATCTGTTCGGGTGTAGAGATCGCACTCTGTAGAGCCATGTCTACGAGCATCTCTTGTCGTGACTGCCATGGCTTAGAGGGGTACTGAGCCATTATTTTTTCTTGGACTGCTTCTTGCGCTTACTTAAGGCACTCGCAAGGTCCATGTCTGGTGCGACAAGACCCCACAATTCCTCACCAATACGCTGGGCGCCCTGTTGTGAGGGGTATTGTTTTTCACGACCTACACGGCGGTTCGGATTATTTGCGGTATTTTCTCCACGAGCCATCTTAGTTTTCTCCTTGACCTTTACTTACAATCGGCGCAGACACCATGTTCTGTGGAGGTCATTTCTCCACAGCCCCCACATGAATGCATTTTGGGACGAGGGATACCACCAGCAGGGGCATCATCACTCATTTGTGGAAACCCTTTGGACAATTCACGACCAAGGCGTGCAACTTGTGCAAAGTTTTCTAGACTAACCATACGGTTGGGGTGATTTGCGGTATTTTCTCCACGAGCCATGATTAGCGAAGCCAACCTTCTCTGTGTGCGGTAAGTGCTTCCTTGATGTTGTCAGCCTCATCATTAATGCGGTCTTGACGAACCTCTCGCTCAAAACCTCTTGCAGGAGGGTCAGTTTGCATGCTGTCACGACCTTGTCGGTAACGGTCAAGGACATGCTGTCCTGCGCCCTCATCTACATACTGCGCTTGACCACCCATTGTGTAGCCAAGAAGTGGTTGATCTCCAAACAAGTGCTCTTGAGCGTCTTCAATCTTTTGATTAAGGTGGCTTTCAAGTACCCCTGCAATACGAGGTGTTGGTCGGTAAATACGGCGACCTGGGTGATTGCGTGTGTCTTCTCCACGAGCCATCTTAGTTTTCTCCTTGACCTTTGCGGTCTTGCATGCGCTCTTCTGCGATACCATATTCTGACGGCTTGTCCAAGCGTGTGTCAAGAGCCTTGCGGGTACGATCCTGTGGACCGTATGCCTCGTCATACCCTGCTTCTTCTGGGTCATAGTTAACGCCCATAAGACCAGCACTGCGCTGTGCAAGCATTTCTTGCTGTGCGATGTACTCGTTACGGCGATTAATCCAAGGTTCTGCAATTTCTTGCATACGGTGATTGTGTGCCATTAGTACTTATCATCCATTGGGTTGATCACTTGGACGCCATGACCTGATTCTTGGTAAGCACGGACTGCTGGGTTAATGGGTGCACCAGAACCTGGCATGAGGTCTTCGTCAGTTGTGTTGTAGCCTTCGTTCTCGTCATCATAAGGGTCTTGCATTTGACTGCGACCTTCAAGACTTGCGTATCCCTCGCTTGCATGAGGCATCTGCATACGGGAGCGTGTTTCCTGCTCACGAGCAAGCATCTCATTGCGCTGGTTGATGTAAGGATCTGCGATCCCCTGCATGCGGTGATTATGTGCCATTAGAAACTCACTTTACTTTCTGAGGGATTGGGAGTGCTACGCCACCAGAAGGTGACTTGGAAGGTGTTTTTGGCTTACGAGATACAGATGAACCACCCTCGTCCTTATAAGGGTTCTCAGTAGACTTACTGATGTTTCCACCCTTATAAGGACGAGGGTATGAACCAGGGAATGGATCACTGCCTCCCCAACTACGAGAGCCTGGTGGGGTATAACCTGAAGGTGGTCTCTGCCCAAAAACATCTTGACCGCTATGTGGTGGTCTGTATTGATCGTTAAAACGGTTTGCCATACAAATATTTTACTTTATTTAGCGCCAGCGTGGAGCCAGTTCCCTTAAGCGACTTAGTTGTTGTGGGCTCATTTGTGCTGGCTGGTCTTTACCTTGCATGCTTGGGATGCCACGAGGACCTACCTTGCCGTCATTGGTGAGGCGTACAGGCTCTGCACCTACTGGCGCAAACTTTAATCCTTTTGCCTGCATTTCAATGGCGGTGTACTTACCAAACTCTTCAGGCCAAAAGTAATCGCCTGTATTGATTCTCTCACCCTTGTGAACGCCACGACTGTACTGTCGTGCGTTCATACGGCTCAGAGTGCCAAGAACCTTGTCTTGACGCCTGTTGGCGTCCATGGTTCCCAAGTAACCATCTGGGTACTGGGTATCTACTGCTGTGCGGTATCCCGACAATAGTGCATCTTTAGCAGAACGAAAGATAGGTGATGGACCAACTGTGGGCTGTGATGCGTTGCCGTATGTGGCGTCTGCGTTACCCCAGTTATTAAATGAAGGTGTTTGCTGGCTCACATTATACCTCCAGCACTAAAACCACCTAAGAATCCACCCTGACCATTACCTGTTGGCTGGACAGGGCGAGCGGCTTGAGCAACGGCTTTCTTTCGTGCATAGCGTTGCTGTGTACGAGACCGAGACCGAGGGTTCTTAGTAGCCATTCTTATAATTGCCTGTGATATCTTCTGTATTTTCCTCAGGCTCATACTTACTGAGGTTTCCGCCTTTGTACGACTCTGGGTTGGCTGTAAAAGATCCCCAGTGTGAACCCGATGGGCTTACAAGGTGCATGTCACCAGTAGATTTGTTTTTATAAAGGCGACCACCCTGGGAAATACCACGCTGTGCAGTTTTTTCCCACTCTGACAAAGGAGCATTTTTAGGTGATCCTTGGTTACGGAATACAGGCTGACCTTGAAACCTTGGCATGGTTAGTACTGCTGTCTCCAGATATCGCCCTTTGGAGCATTTGCTTTGATGTCTGAGTCAATACCACCCATGACACGCTTCATTTCATCTGCTTGCTTTAGATGACGGGCACGGTCCTGTGGGTTTTGAGCATTGTTTGCACGCTCCATGTAAGTGTCATGTGTTGCTTTAGCCGATTCGTAACCCTGACCCAATTCATTACCACGCTTCACTGTTTGTGGGTTGTTTGGCTTTGGAGCAAACTTAGCGGCTGGGTTTGGTCGTGGTGGCTGAAGAGTACCCTTAGATGCGTAGGCATCAAATGGGTGAGGTGCTCTGGGAGTATTACTTGAAGTGTTACTACGGTTTTGGCGCATTCCTCTAAAAATTGGCATTATTCTTCTCCTCCTCGGAGTTCAAGGTCTGACTGTGTCCCCAGATGACCGTATTGCATAAAGCGTGAGACAGCCGTAGAGGGGTGCATACCGTGTTGTTGGATGAAACCACCCATTGCGGTTTCAAACTTCCTACCACGCTTCCCAAAGGCACCTGACATGATCTGTTCAGCATGCTTGGCGGTGGAGTAGTCAGCGCCTGCCATACGACCACGGATGGCTGTACCTGGGCTACGAAGGTTTCCCCATGCACGCTCTTGGCGCTTGGCTTGGCGCTTGGTTAATTCTGGGGATGCAGGAGCAGAACTAGAAAGATTAATTACTCGGCGTCCATCACGCTCTTCGTATGGATCAGTAGACATCGTTACCAGCGTGACCCTTCAGTATTGATGCCAGAAATTGGATCTGGGGCAGGAGGAGGAAATTGACCACTACTAAGGCTGTGACCATTACTATCGGCAGAGCGTGTTGTAATTTTCTTTATAGCGTAATCTTGTGCGTACTGTTTTCCAGCAGATTTAAGTGAATTGCCAAGGGCTGCTCTACCACCAGCAGCAGCGGCTGTTCCGCCAGCACTAGCGGCTGTAGCACCTCCAGCGGCTGTAGCACCTGCGGCTGTAGCACCTCCAGCGGCGGCGGCTGTTCCGCCAGCGGCGGCGGCTCCACCAGCGGCGGCACTTCCTCCTAATGAGGCTAAAAGTGGTGCTAAAAATGCAGGCATAACAGTCCTTTATTTAATCTGTGGTTTTAATGATATCGCAGAAATGGTTTCGCCGTTTTCACCCACAATGTCATCAAATCCAATAACAAAGGAAAGATCAATACCACGGGGTGCGACAAACCCACGGGCAATAGCGGCGGCTTTTACAGCCTGATTAACGGCAGACGCACCAATGGCACGCATCTTAGGCAACTGCCCTGCGTTAATGGCACGAGCCATAATTGATCCTACGGACTGCGGGTTGCTTGAACCTGAGACCTTAAGGACATCATCAATAGAGGTAGTCAATTCTTGTGACATATGGGAACTCCTAGTGTAAAGTTTGTTCCCTTATTTTACTGGAAGTTAGCGGTACCTAGTAGGTCAACGAAGTCATCTAACCTCATCACCACATATGACTCTCCAACAGCCTTCTCGCCTTTTCCTGGGCGCTTGACTACTAAAGCAGGGACTGCATTATCTAGACGCTCTGCTTCTCCACTGTGTCGTTCAACCACTGGCTGAGTTGGAAGGCTTTCTGATTCTTACACTGGATCGCTACTTGACGACCTGTGGACTGGTGCTCAATCCCGTGGATGTCACCCTTGTCCTGACCACCCTCTAAGGCGGCTCGGCGTGCTCTTGGAAATCCCTTACTTATTAAATAGTTTTTAATAAGTGTTTCGTATGAGGTTCCTTTGGCTTTGGCTTTATTACTCACCACGAACTCCTTTTAATGTAACTAATCCTTTATCCGTGATTTTATAAACTTCGCACGAACCATTTCGGCGGCTTTTTCTTTTGTCGCCAGTCCACTCAATGTAACCGTTTAATTTAAGTTGAGAAACGGTACTCCACCAACCGTATTCCCCTTCAGGAATACCTAGATGACTAGCCGCTTCATCACCTATTAGATCTTTGTGGTGTTCGTATACAGACAGAAATTCATAATATTTATCGTTAAAAGACATATTGATATCTTTACGCATAGGCTTCTTACTGGAGATACCCATCTCTGCACAAAGGTTACGAAGGCGCTCAATCTCATCAGCGGCTTCTATACAGTCTTCTTTTTTAGTAAGAAACTTGCCTCGTAATCGTTCAACAATATCAACCATGATTAATTTTTTGTGATGAACTCATCAAGGTACTCATGGTACACGGCGGTGGCTTCTTTTGCGTCAATACCTTTTACATGACCAAAGCCATCAACCTCTAGAGCCTGAACCATCCTGCGAAGGAGAGTTAGTGATAACTCTCGTTCAAGCAATGCCTCAAACTCTTTGTCAGCAGTTTGTTCGTATTTTTTCTTCCAGTATTTCTTTGCCTTAAACATTGGTCGCTCTTTCTCCCTTGTAAAACTTGTTGTCCTTGTGATGCACCAGCGTGGCGTACCCCTTCATAAGTGGGTTCCAGTTGTCACGCATGTACTGCCACCAGGCTTGTCGGTCACTGTCTGACATATCTTTCCAAACGGCAAAGACTGCGCCAATCTCGGCTTCACTTCCGATTGCCATTAATCCCCTTGGTATCTACCTGGAGGATAAACATCTTTAGGATTTGGTTTACCTGAGTTCATCATATCAACGATGAAATCTACGGACTCTCTTACCCGTTCTGCAAAAGTAGTTTCTGGTTCTTCTGTGTTTTCTGGTTCGTTGCTCATTTATTTAACTTTCTGTCCTAGTAAAAGTCCGCATGAAAATACGGCACTTAACATTATGATTTGAATAAGGAAATCACCCATTGCTTAA